ATCTATGTATACTGCTACCCCACCCTGTCTTTGTGTCTCTGCCAGGATATGAGCACCAAGTAATGATTTACCACTTGATTCTAAGCCATTAATTTCAGTGATTCTACCCACGGCTATTCCACCGTGTGCTTTATTTGAAATAGCTAAGTCCAACATTGTTGAACCTGTGGACACAAACTCCTTTATATCGGTAGGTGTTATATCCGTACCATCAAGAAAGTAAGCTACTTTTGATTCGCTAAACTGTTTATTTAGATTGTCAGCTAATATACTAGCTAACTCATCTCGTGAAGTCATTTTCAGACCTACTTATTGAATAGTTCGTCGAATGCAGCTGATGCGTCAGATACTACATTTTCAGTAACAGTAGATGATTCTTCTACTCCTTCACTTCCTTCTGTATTTTCGTCTGACGGATTTAACCAATCATTTAATATCTCTGTCAACTCATCATAAGTTTTTTCTTGATATATCTCACGAATATCCATCTGTTTATCCAAGAGATTTTCTAACAAAGAAGAATCGTCTGTGAGAGGTGTTTGATTAGGTTTTACACGAATAGTGGTCTTAGGAAATGAAGCACCAGTTTCTTCAGCTGTCTTGAACTCTACAGAAACATCCCTACCATTTACAGGGTCAGTAATGTCACCATAATCAGGGTCAGCTATAATAGAAAGTAGTTCTTGATAAACCATCTTACCAAATCCCCAAAACTTAACTCCTTCACTTTCTTCACCACGAACTACTACTGGAGTAAAGGTTCTCATCTTAGCTTCAAGTTTCTTACCAAGTCGGTAATCTTCTTTATTACCACCTGTCTTTAACTTATCAGCAAACTCCTCAATCGGGTCTGGGCGACCAAAACTGACTGGGGATAAATGAGACCTATCTCCTAAATCGTAATGAAAGTACAACTCAATAAACGGATTATCTTTGTTGTGCTTATACGGTAAAATCCTCAGCTGAGTTCTACCAGGTGAGGGTTTCCAAAGATTTGAAGTCCGTGTGTTTGTTGTTTGTAGTTGTGTGAGTTTCTTGCGAATTGCGTCTAGATCCATTTTGTATCTCCTTATTATTATTTATTAATTTACAATTCATAGTTGTTATTAAAACAACCTTCATCAATAATATATATTATTGAACTTCCGAAAAATACAATTTATTTTTCGGTATTATCCCAAGTTTTTACATCTACTATAGTATAAATTCTTGTCCTTATTTTATTGAGGCCTTCTTCATTTGTCAGTAGTAAACTATTTTGATAACTTTCCCAAGGTATTGGAAAACTCTTATCTAACTTACCATTATTCAATTCTCTAATAGTTTCATTCAATGCATTGATTGTATATAAAGTGTTTGTCTGTTTCTTTCTGTGGAGTGATATAGTGTCAGGTACTCCTTCTATAAAATTTTCATCATACTCTACATTGTAAGTACAAATTAATTGGTGATGGTCATCTTCATTTTGAAACACATAAATTTTATCAAAAACAATTTCATTACATTCTATGATTAATTTTACAGTATCATAGAATCTGTTTCTACGGGTGAATGTACAGAGGAGTTGGGTTTTCATTATATTCCAGCTCTATCTGATTTAACTTTACTTTTAACACAAGATTTCATATCTTCACCAAATCCACTAGCAACTTTTTGTGATGTTCCCGCAGTTCTCCAAGTATCATCTGCTATATGAGTCTTGTCTCCACTTTCATCTTTTGAATTAATAACAATTGCACCAGTCTCAGCCTCAATAGTACAAGTTTCTTTTAAATGTTGTTTTAATCCTTTTCTATCACCAGGTGGAATTTCATATCCACTCTTATTTGCCAAACAACTTCTAATATGACTTGCTTTTGCACCATTGATTCCCATCTGTACTAATACTTTATCATCTTCAACATCATCCATATCAATGTATGTATTATAATGCATCGCATCCAAAACAGTAGTTACATAAGCCTGTGTATGTGGACCATTCTTATCATCTTTTGGAAATCCTTGTTCTTCATCTGCCTCAGTAACTTTATCAACCACACTTTGATGTGCTTCTTTTACAGAATTCTGTTCTGTCCTTTTAATCTCACCAGATGCTTTAACACTATCGGAATCCAAAGATGTAGATTGTCCTCGTTTCTCAAGTTCTGCCCTTATTTTGTTTAATGACATATGACCACCAGTATCTACCTCACCAACTTTGATAAATAATTTAGCATATGGTTCATAGGTAACTGATGTTTTATTTTTTTTATGCCAATCATCATCTCCCATAAATTCTTGTAATAATTTAGTTTTTTCAACTCTACTCATTTTATTATAATCTTCAGGAGCAATATTGTTATCTTCTAAATAACAAGCAAGTTCATTTCCCTTTGAAGGTAAACCAGCTCTTTCTCCACTCTTTGTTCTTCCAGCCTCACCATTTTTATCTCTCTTTGTTGCCCTCGAATCTACAATTTTAACTCTTTTAGGGTCAGCCACTTCGAGAACATTGGCAAAATCTTCATCAACTACCACTTTTGTAGAACTCTTTTTAGTTTCTTCTGTAACAGTAGTTACTTTCTTTATTCCGTCATCTATAGCAGCAGTTACTGTTTGAGCAGTTTCTGTACCGAATTCTTTTTTCATAACTTCAAATCTGGCTGCTGGTGTAGTATTTGCTTGTGGGTCACTCATATCACTACCTTTTTTATTTGATACCGATATAATAAATGTTCTACCATTTTTATCTCTACCCACAACATAAGTGTCGTGATAAGTTCTAAACTTTTTAAATGATTTTAATTCTTTCTCATAATATTTTTTATCTTCTGGAGTTTTTGCTTCTTTTAATTTCTTCTCTAAATCTACTTGTACTTTATTATCTATCTCTGTAGTGGATTGTATAGTTTGATGTGGTTGAGAAGTATCCATTCTACTTTCTCTTAAATGTTCTTGTGTGGCAAGTGCTCCATCATATGCAGCTTTCATCCATTCCTTGTAACCCTTTTCACTACCACCAAATCCAGAAGAACTCGTGAATACATTAGGTTTTTCCATATCTTTCATTCTTTGTAATTCTTTATTTGCCCAAACCTCTCTACTTGCAATATATTGTCTACCCTCGTCTGAATCAGTAGTCAACCCCATTGAATCTAAATCTCTTTGTTCTTGTTTGGATGGATATTTAGGTTTTCTTGAATCTAATCCACTTATTTCATTGTCAATTTCTTTTCTATTTTCCTCATTAAAATTATCATAATTCAAATTATCAACTGCACCACAGTACCTTGATTCACCTTGACTTGCAGACTGTCCACCTGCTCCTGCTTCACCTTTGTCTCTTAATTCAGAAGTTTTTTGTTGTTCATTTGATAATTTTTGTTCTTGTGGTGTTTTATCAACTTTTGGTTTTGATTTTGGTTTCTTTTCTTTTTTAGGTTTTTCTTTATCAAAATCCCGTTCAAAATCTGAAGGTTTTAAACCTTTTCTTGGTTTTTCTGGTTCTTCGCCCGCACCTTTCTGTCTTAAAGCATCGGCTGCTTTGAATGCTGGTGAGTCAGTATGTCTTTTAATAGCTTGTCCGTATGTAGTGGTCTTTTGAATATCTTTACCATCTTTATCTTTAATTGTATATTTTACGGGGGTTTCGGGGTCAATAGTTTTTTTCTTCTGTTCTACTATATTACCTATAAACTCCATACGAGCTTCACCAGGCCAACCATGTTGTCCTAGTATTTCAAACAATTTGGATAGATGTGTAGCATCAGTAGTATCGGGTACACCCGACTTGACTGACTCTCTCCAATCTAATAATATTTTATTTAGTATTGAACTTCTCATTAAATTTTTCTGTTACGTCCACCATCTCATGATAATTTTTACCCACACTTACACTCGTCGGATATTTACCTTCATGTTCAATCTCATTTTTTATATCTTGTAAAAAATTTTCACCGTCGCTGTTATCGTAATCAAAAAGAAATGAATCATAACTATATAATATCAATTTACTCTCCACATTATTTTTATTTAATTTAGGTATAAGAGTATTCAACATTTTCATATTGTTCTCGGTTTCCGTTACCTGTATTAAATAATTGAACAATTTATTTTTGTTCATATTAAATAAATTTCTTCTAAATATTCTCTTATTATAAATATCTGTTAATATAAATTCCTTATTTCTATACTCATCCCACCGACGTGTCTTATATTTCTCTACTTTTCTAAAAAAATCATTTGTTTCAATCACTTCTTTAGGTGTTTTACCGTATAGATATTTGAATGATAATTTTTTTGATTTTTCATAATCACATTTATAATATTTACTCATATATCCGTGTACAGATTCTTTCGGAAACTCATAACCTACTATATCAGCTATCAATCTTAAATGATAACCGTCATAATCAAATTCTACCAAATTACCATACTCACCAAAACTACTTACAAACTTCCGTCTACTACCATCAGTTTTATTTAGTGCTGCGTAATTGATACCACCAAATCTGTTTGATGGTCTACCCGTTGAAGTATAGATGTTATACTCTGTATGTTTTAATCCATCTAGAGTCATTAAACCGTTGGATTCTATATGTTGTAAATTATCTAAAACTTCCTCGTTATATTTATCAAACCCATTTGTCATATAAGCTGTTACGTGATACTTAGAAAATTTATCTAAAAGTTTTCTACAATATTCAATATGTTTCATTATTGGAATTATGTCATTTAACTGACGTTCATTTCTATATTTGTTATAAAAGATATCGTGAACAGGTGTTGTTATATCTTCAATATAAAGAGGTTCATTATAATTCATATAATGTAATAAATTTATATCAAACATATTTTTTAATTTCATAAAGTGACTAAGTTTCTTTTTGTCATAAGTATATTTAAAAATTTCAGTATTCAAATCATATTTTACTTTTTCAAGGTCTACTCCACACACAGCTTCCGTATGATTAAATGGTAAAATATATTCAGAATCAATAAACTTCGTATGATTTAAAAAAATATAAATGAAACTTAATCTATTCTCACAGGGATGTAAGTTGTGGTCAGATAGTATTGGAATTAAAAGACACCTTCCTTTACTACTTTGATAATTTTTTATAAACTCTTCATATTCACCAAAACTATCAATTATTTTCATTTGTATAACCCACCTTATGTTTTACAAAATTAACTATTAGTTCGGCTATGTTTGTATTAGTATACTTGTCCATTCCTTCAAAACCTGGTGATGAATTTACTTCACATACTCTATAACTACCATTATCAAATAACAAATCAACTCCTGCTATATCTAAATGTAATAGCCTCGCTGACTCTCCACCTAACCATTCTATCTCCTCTGTAATTTGATATGGGATACCTTCACCACCTCTTGTGATGTTTGCTCTGAAGTCACCATCAGTTGCTTGTCTCATCATACAACCGACTACTTTGTTATTTAAAACAAAAACTCTTATATCTCTACCCCACGAATCTTTGATAAATTCTTGAACTATAATGTTATAACTCTTTGAAGTTATCTCAGCTAATTTAATTAAATCTTGAAACTGTCTTTTGTTTTCAGCTAAGAATACTCCAGCTCCAAACGAACCACTTAACGTTTTTACAATAATTGGAAATCCTATATTCTTTTCGACGAAATCTACATTAATTGGGTGTCTTACCAAAAGAGTTTTTGGTACTGGTAGGTTTGATTCACCTAATATTTGTTGTGTGTATAACTTATCTTTAACTGTATCTATAGAAGCACTACCATTTATTAATTCAACACCAAGTCTTTCTAAGTGTCTTATGATAGCTTTAATAAAATATGTAGTACCACTACCAGTTCGTGGAATTACAAAGTCAGGAAGTCCTCTTGCCTTTCCAGCAACCAAGATACTTTTCCTGTCATCTCTACTCACAAAAATATCTACATCTTGTGGATTGACTACACGAATCTTAATATCTTGTTTCTCAAACTCTTCTACAAGCTTTAAAGTTTCCCAAGATTCACTTACTACATTTTTATATAATACCCAACCATTCATTTATAACCTTTCTTATATATATTAAATTAAACTCTCAATATCAATTTTTTTTAGTAACCTCCACCTGTACCTGTGACTGTACCACTAACACCAGAAGAAGGAGTACTTGTTGTTGTCCTTCTCTGTAATTTCATATTTAACTTTTCACTTGGTGTCGGAGGTTCTCTATAAAACTCAATCATATTCATAACCTTAGTTGTAATAAACTCCATTTCTTCTTCAGCTCTTAAAATAGAAGCTGTATTACTATCAATTATTTCTTCACGTACAGGGGCCATTAATCTCCACTTCACAGATATCTTTGTATAAAATGAATTAGTAGCTACATAATCTTTGTATGATATTTCTTTAATAGGAGCTTGTTTATTATTAGCTTGTTTAGCAAAGTATCTATAAAAATAACCAGTAGTGTAATCTATAGCTTTTGGTTCTGGTTTATATTCAGTATAATACTTCTCTGCTATCAAAGCTCCAGTTCTGGCTTCTCTATATTGAGCTAACATACCTTGATATTTAACTCTCCGTACCAATCTTGTTTTGTTACTATGTACTTCACCCGTCATAAAATATTCTTGTTTATCCAAAGTATAGTGAATATGATATGGTGTGCCTGCTGGAAGCCAAGAACCATCATAATATCTAAATTCTTGTTTTTCAGATACTCCAGCACTTTCTATTACTCTTTCAGTATTTTTATGTATTTCTTCTATTGTTGGCATATTATTTGTTTCCCGATTAACCTGCAGTAATCATTGCAGCTCTACTGGGGGTTCTCGTTCCCGAATTTTCTGCAGCTTTATCTTTATCTATTTTTCTTTGTTCATCACTCTTAACTTCCTCAATTTTTTGTACTGCGTCACCAGCCCCAGCATACCTCATCTGACCTCTTATAGTTGTTGACCAAAAACTTGAATCTACTCTATGATTAACATCCAAAGCCTGATATACAGTATTATCTCTTATTTTTTTAGGTAAATAACTTGAATGAAATACGTTACCTGGAAATATACCACCCGTACCGTCAATCTCTAATTCTAACTCTATATTCAATAAAGGGTCTGTTGTATTATGAATTCCACTTTTATCATTTATTATAAGACCCAACATATATTCTTTCCATCCTGTTTTCATAACACCCTTAGCGTCATACATGGGTAAGGAAAGTGTTACACCAGACTTTGCTGTGGACTTTATAAAATCACTCATACCGCCTGGTTTATACTCACCCTCATATGCATCAGCGGTCACAGTTTCACCTTCCTTAGCAAGAGAATCTTGAATACGTTTTTTTTCATAGTCATCTTCTATCTCTAACAATGATTCAATATCCATCTCATGACCACCAACTGGTACTATAATTGTCTCCTGATCACCTTCTTCTGTTCCTGACGATTTGGACTTCCCCCGACTTATATCTTCAACTGTAAGTGGATTAGTTTCGTCTGTAGTTAAACTACCAAATTTTCTATTAA